TGAGGATATGATTGAGCAGAAACTCAATAATATGGAAGAACATAAGACTGAAATTGCTAGACTGTTCGATGATTCTAAAACCTCTGGGGAGAACTTGTCGGTACTACTATCCACCGAAGAGAAGCTACATAAGCAGTTTCTAGATCGTATGTCTGAAATTAAATCGTATAAGCTCCAAAACAATAATAAGATTAAAGCCTTAGTTAAGGACGCTAGATTCTATGAAGACAATGATACTTGCCCATCGTGCGATCAAGATATAACTGAAACTATTAAGACTGCTAAACTTGGCAATCTTAAAGATGAAGCTGGTAGTGTCCAATCTGACATGGCTCTACTTGAGAAGGAGATATTGACTGCTGATAAAGAAGGCCATGAGATTATGGATAGGCTGAACCAGCTCCGACAGAGACAACAGAAAATCAATTCAAACAATGATAAAATTTCTGTTATCCAGAATGAGATAGATAAGGTTCAAAAAGATGTAAACAACCTATCACAGCAAAGTGGTGACCTAAACGGCGCAAAGAAAGATCTGACTCACTATAGAAAAGAGAAAGAAGCTTGTACCGAGAAGAAGCTAGAGTTTGTTGAGGAGAGAACCTACAACGAAGTTATTGGTGAGATGCTCAAAGACACTGGTATCAAGACTAAAGTGATTAAGCAGTACCTACCCGTGATGAACCGTCTGATTAACCAATACCTACAGGTTCTGGACTTCTTTGTTGCTTTTCACTTAGATGAGAGCTTCAATGAGACAATCAGATCTAGGCATCGTGACAACTTCAATTACGCATCATTCTCCGAGGGTGAGAAACAACGGATTGACCTATCATTACTATTTACGTGGAGACAGATTGCTAAGATGAAGAACTCTGCAGCAACTAATCTGCTAGTACTAGATGAGACATTTGATAGTAGTTTGGATGTAGATGGTGTCGAGCAGTTAACCAAGATCCTTGACACATTAGATGCTGATTCCAATGTCTTTATTATATCCCACAAGGGTGATATGCTAGAGAACAAATTCAGGTCAAAGATCGAGTTTTTTAAGGACCGAAACTTCTCCAAGATAGTTTAGCCCACCTTAGGGCCATGACCTGAGTATGTCTGGTTTAAAACTGCTCCCTAGCCACTATTCATGCTATGAATAATGACTATATAAAAATAAATGTAAATAAATGCAGAAAACACTTTACAAGCACACAGTTCTGTGGTATAATGTACCTATAAAATAAAGAAATAGGTCTGGATATGCAAACATCATCATTACTTCCCAAATTACTCGCTAAAGAGAATATTACCATCCAGCATGGTAACTACTCAACTGCATGGTTTGATATTAAGAACCGTGTATTAGGCTTACCTATGTGGAAAGATATGGGTAAAGATGTAAACGATTTATTCATCGGCCATGAAGTGGGTCACGCTTTAGAGACCCCATTTGAAGGTTGGCACGATAGTACTGAAACATTAAAAGGTTGTCCTAGGTCTTACCTCAATGTAATAGAAGATGCCAGAATCGAGAGAAAAATTCAATCTAGATACCCTGGACTAATCGCTTGTTTTAACAGAGGCTATAGTAAGTTACTTGAAAATGGATTCTTCGGAGAGATGGATTCAGTTGACTATGATACAGTAAAACTTATTGATAAAATCAATTTAAAAACTAAATTAGGCACGAGAATTGAAGTACCATTTTCTGATGAGGAAGTTGTATTCTATAATAGAGCTATGACAACACAAACCTTTGAGGAAGTAGTTGAGTTGGTTAAGGATATTCTTGCTTTTACTAAAGAGAATACTCCTGAGTTGATTAATCAGCCAGAACCACAACCCGAAGAGTCTGGAGAAGGTTCACCCGAAGAACAAGATCCTACTCAAAGCGGCCATGATGATTATGAAAAGGAAGAAGGAAACACTGAGGACTCTCCTAGTGAAGAAGGAAACACTGAGGACTCTCCATCAGAAACCTCTTATGAAGTTCCATCAGAAATTGAGGAACAACTCGAAAAGCTCTTAAAAGAACTTAAAGAACAAAAAGATGCTGAGATCGAAGCGGAACTAGATGAAGCTCTTTCGGGTGTGACATCAAACGGTGCCGCTAACCAAGATGAAGACATATCGGTTACTGATGAAATATACAGATCAAAGGAGGAATCACTACTTGATGTAGACGACAGTGGTACTCAGCCAATCTATGCAGATGAAATTAATAAGGAAATCTTAGACCTGGCAGTAATACCTTATGCCAAACTTAAGGCTGCGAGGGATGAACATCAACTTTTAAGGCCTAATGGTGACCCATCGGTTACTAGGGAAGGGTTTGCTAAACAGATGAAGCTCCTAAAGACTAATGCATCCTTTGCAGTAAGAGAATTTGAAATGCGAAAGTCTGCATACCAGAACACTAGAGCTACTACGGCTAAGACTGGTACAATTGATGTGAATAAACTTTGGTCTTATAAGACTAGCGAAGACATCTTCCTACAGTCAACTAAACTAGCCAATGCAAAGAATCACGGAATGATGCTTCTAATTGATCTGTCCGGTTCAATGAGTGGTTCAATGTCATATGTTATGGATCAAGTCATGCACTTGATAGTGTTCTGCAAGACAACAAACATACCATTCGAGGTTTACGGATTCACGTCTACTAACCCCGATCTTGACTACAAAGCTGAGAACATACTTTACACCAACGGACATTTAGACATGGATGGGCTTTCTATGCCATTACTATGTTCTTCAAGTTTAAAGAAAGCAGATTATCTAGATGCTATGTATTCACTATATGCCAGAACTAAATGTACCCACTGGACATATGATCGTCACAATCTCTATGAGGACTGGGGTTCTACTCCGCTCAATCAGGCACTAGTTGTTTCACACGCATTGATCAAAAAATTCAAAATGAAACATCAGATTGAAAAAATGAATTTCATCACATTCACTGATGGTGATGCCAACAGACTCACTGTTGCTCAAAGGTCAAATGAACTTACTGATGACAATAGAGTTGATACCACGAGGGATAAAATTGCTATTAAAATTGACGGTAAGATAGTCAACTGTTCTTCTAGGTCTGGAAGAAGGCTAACTACTGCTCTTCTACTTAATATGGCCAAGCGATATAACACTAATAACCTAGGGTTCTTTATGGCTGAATCCAGTTCAGATTGGAGAAACCGATTATACATTATGGCTGATGCATTACTACAGAATAGTGATGATACCCGAAAAGATGCTAATCAGCAGTATAGACAAAACAAATGTGCTACCTATAATGATGTGTTAGGCTATAATGAATACTACCTAGTCAAAGGTGGTAAGAATCTTGAAACACAGGAAGATGAATTCAGTACAGAAGAAGATGCCTCTAATACTTCAATCCGAAATGCTTTTAAGAAATATGCCAAATCTAAGAAGCTTAACAAAGTCTTAATGACGAAGTTCGGTAAGGCTGTGGCTTAGGCCACTATTCGTGCTATGAATAGTGACTATATGAAAATAAATGAAGAAAACACTTTACAAGCACACGGTTTTGTGGTATAATATACCTATATTAACCAATCAGAAGAAAGAATTATGAAAATGAATAAGAACGAAACACCAACTATTACCACCCCCTCGAGGCAACTCACAACGGCCGAAGCCATTGCAGATTTCCTCAAAGCACGCAAAGCGGGTGATGCGCGCAGAGCGGAGGCCGCACAATGAATACAGACTATTTAAATATGGTATTTAATGAAGCTATGGCTGAAGATCGTAATGATATTTTTAGTGATTATAATGACTATATCATGGACAATGCTGATCCGTCTGAAGTTACTATTTGCAATGGAGATACTCTATTAGAGGCAGCTGAGAATGAATACCTCCTTGAGGACTTCAAAGCTCAATGGATAACCCAGTATAAAGCTAAGTTATAGTCAATATAATGAAAATAAATGCAGAAAACACTTTACAAGCACACGGTTTTGTGGTATAATATACTTATAAAATCAATTGAGGAAACACTATATTATGAATAATTCAACTAACATCATTGTCCAAGACCTAATGACAACCTACCCAGATCAGACCGAGTTCCGTAAAGGCGCTATCGTAGATGCCTCTAAGAAGCTAGGTTATCCAATGAAGTCTGTCTATCCTCTCATTGATGGGGCTAACAGAGTACGAGTCGGGACATACAATCTTGAGACCTTTATCTCACCACTTAAATCACAAATTCAAACATCACCCGAGGCCATTCCAAAACTGGCCGCCGCAATGCAGTCCATAGTCAATGACGAAAGATCATATGCCAAAGTGGACCCCACATTTGTACCCTGGGGAGCTTTCAATGATATTGTTAAAATTATCAAATCTGAAATGTTCTACCCCGTCTATATTAGCGGCTTATCTGGAAACGGTAAAACCTTCATGGTTGAACAAGCTGCTGCTAAACTAGGTAGACAATTCATCAGAGTGCAGATTAACCCAGAAACAGACGAGGACGACTTACTTGGTGGATTTAGACTTATTGACGGCGAGACTGTCTTTTCAAAAGGACCGGTACTTAAGGCTATGGAGGATGGGGCAATTCTACTGCTCGATGAAATTGATAGAGCTACAAATAAAATTATGTGTCTTCAAGGTATACTTGAAGGTAAACCTGTCCTTGTTAAAAAGACGGGTGAAACAATTACTCCTTCACCTGGCTTCAATGTTATAGCTACGGCTAATACAAAAGGCAAGGGATCAGAAGACGGCAGATTCACGGCGGCAACCATCATTGATGATGCTTTTCTTGAAAGATTTACCGTTGCAGTGGATCAACAGTTTCCTAGTGTTTCGGTTGAGAAAAAGATCGTGATCAACCACATGAAGAAATTTGAAATCATGGATACGGAGTTTGCACAGAATCTTGTAAACTGGGCCGATATTATCAGAAAGACCTTCTATGACGATGGTGTGGATGAGGTAATATCAACTAGAAGGCTGTCACACATTGTGCAGACCTTCTCTATCTTCAAGGATAAGATGAAGTCCATTGACCTATGTATTGCTCGATTTGATGAAGATACAAAGTCTGCCTTCTTGGATCTTTACACAAAGGTTGATCAAGGTGTGGTTCTTGCTGACAGTACAAATGAAACAACTCAGGAAGCTTCTTATGAATAAACCAAAATATAAATTTAACGAAGGGACTCTTATTGAAGAGTTCCATAATTATATAAACTCAACTTACAACGCTCATTATGGCCAAGGTGGATTACAATCTTCTGAAGTCATTGTTGATCGTGGCCATGGCATGGGATTCTTTTTGGGTAATGTAGACAAATACAATGCTCGCTATGGCAAAAAAGGCGACACCCCAGAAGATCATAGAAAGGATCTAATGAAGGTGTTACATTATGGTCTACTTGCATTATATGAACATGACCGAATTAATTTATAAATTGATGACAAAACACTTTACTTTTGCCCCAATTTGTGATATAATATATACTACTAACTGAAATGATGGAGACTATATGATAATTTCAACCGACACCCTCAAAGTGTTACAAAACTTTGCTACCGTTAACCCTAACCTAGTGATGAAACCTGGCCAGAAAGTTAAGACAATTTCTGAAGCTAAAAATATAATGGCGATTGCTGAAATCACTGAGGACTTTCCCGTCGAATTTGGGGTCTATGATCTTAATGAATTCCTCTCTGTCCACAGCTTGATTGAGAACGCACAAGTATCCTTCAATGAGAAATCAATGGAAGTTGCTAGTGGTGATCAACGAATCCAATACTACTACGCAGAGACTGATATCCTAACTCAGCCCACTAAAGATATCACGATGCCTAATGCAGAAGTTGGTATCAATCTATCAGAGGCTATCTTGGATAAAATCAAGAAGGCAGCTGCAGTACTGGGTCACTTAGAATTGTCAATCAGTGGCGATGGTGGTGTTATTACTGCCAAGGTGCTAGATGTTAAAGATGCCACTGCTAATACATTCGATATCATCATTGACAGGGATAACGCATGTAAGGAAACATTCAATTTTGTGGTTAATATCCCTAACTTGAAACTATTGCCGGGTGATTACTATGTATCAATTTCATCTAAGTTGATATCTAATTGGCAGAATACCAATTACCCTGTAGAATATTTTATCGCACTAGAGAGATCTAGTAGCTATGGTGTATAAATAACATTACACAACCGAATTATACCTTGTTATGTTTATATAATAAGGATAATATGGGGACTGCCGAATAATCGGGGTCCCTTAAATTAGTCTAAACTCTGGAGAAATACTATGACTGAAGAAGTAACTCAAGCTCAAGAAGAGCAAGTAAACCTGTCCTTACAGGACATTGCAACATGCGTACAGGTAATTGATATCTGTTCAAAGCGTGGCGGGTTCGAAGGACCTGAAATGGAAGCCGTCGGCGGACTTCGCAACAGGATCGTTAAGTTCCTAGAAGCGAACAAAGCGGCAGAAGGTGAGCAGCCTGAAGGACAAGTTCCTGTAGCTGATGCCGAAGTAGCTGAAGACGCCTAAGTAGGCAATTGAGCTAGACCCTCATAAGGGGTCTGGCCATTCGGTAAGACCCTAATCGGGTCTTGCCACTTTTTATTATTAAGGAATATATTATGAATCTCAATGAATGCAAGAGCCTTATCGAGGCTTTACTTAAAGGTACAGTCACTGTAACCTTTCAAAAGATTGACTCAGACGAAATTCGAGTCATGCCCTGCACGTTAAACCCAGTCGTATTAGAAGCTTACGGAATTAAATCTGTAGTCGAAAGCGTTAGTCCTGAATCCGCACATTTGGCCGTATGGTCACTTGATAAAGATGCATGGCGATCGTTTCGGGTGAGCACTGTTACTGGCTGGGAGGTTCTTTAATGAATGACTTCCTTTGGGTTGAGAAGTATCGACCACAGATAATTGACGATTGTATTTTACCGAAACACATAAAAGAAACTATGAAGCAAGTTGTTAAAGGGGGTGAACTACACAACATGCTTCTGACCGGCACGGCTGGTCTAGGTAAAACTACAGTCGCCAAGGCTCTGTGTAATGAATTGGGCGTTGACTTTTTGTTAATCAACGGATCCGAAGAGGGTGGAATTGATACCCTTAGGAATAAAATTAAGCAGTTTGCATCATCAGTAAGTTTACAGGGTGGCTATAAAGTAGTCATTCTGGATGAGGCAGACTACCTTAATCCCCAATCGACTCAGCCCGCTTTGCGTGGTTTCATTGAGGAGTTCTCTGCTAATTGTAGGTTTATATTAACTTGCAATTTCAAGAACAGAATCATTGAACCACTGCATAGTCGTTGTTCAGTTATTGAATTTAACATATCCAAGAAAGATTCCACAGAATTGTGCGGCCAGTTCCTAAAACGCTGTCAGTTCATTCTTACCAAAGAGCGTATCCAATATGATACTCCAGTTGTTGCTGAATTGATCATGAAACATATGCCCGATTGGCGTAGAGTGCTCAATGAGTTGCAAAGATATTCAACGTCAGGTATTATTGATACTGGTATATTGGTATCACTATCAACTGTGTCAGTTAATGAACTCATGGTTGCTTTGACTAAGAAAGATTTCAAGAAGATGCGACAATGGGTTGCAGATAACATTGACACTGAACCAGCTGCTGTGTTCCGTAAGATATACGATAACATGGGTGAATATGTCTCACCGACCTCTATCCCTCAGCTAGTGTTAATACTTGCAGACTACCAGTACAAAAACGCATTCGTTGCTGACCATGAGTTAAACCTTGTTGCTTGTTGCACGGAGATCATGGCCGGAGTATCTTTCAAATGAATCCGTTTGAGTATGTTAATAGTATTAATTTATCCAAGAAGGATATAATGCACGATGATGTGGCCGAGAAGGCCTACGCGCCATTTATGGTAAATAGAGCTTTATCCTACTTTATGGATACGGTTTTGTTTGCTAATGAAATGAATGTTAATCACCACCTAGATTCAAAGCTTCAATATCATTTTCTTATAAATATAATTAAGAAGAAGAAACGGTTCTCAAAGTGGCTTAAGCCAACTGAGGTGGAGAACCTAGAGCTCATTAAAGAATATTATGGTTATAGCAATGAAAAGGCTAAGTCCGTATTACCATTATTTAATAATGAAAGTATTGAACAATTGAAATTGAGGATTTACAAAGGTGGAAAACGAAAATAACATTGAAGTCAAGGATTGGACTCCGGCGTCCATGCTTGAAATTACCCTGAACGAACCTGATGATTTTTTAAAAATTAGAGAAACCCTTACACGTATAGGTGTTGCTTCTAGGAAAGATCAAAAGCTCTATCAGTCCTGTCACATATTACACAAGCAAGGCAGATACTTTATAGTTCACTTTAAAGAGCTATTCTTACTTGATGGTAAGCCGTCATCATTGATGGTTAATGACCTAGAACGAAGAAATACCATATCGACATTGCTATCCGATTGGGGACTTGTTACTATTGTTAACCCTAGTGTTGCACAGAATACCGCGCCACTAAGACAGATCAAGGTAATCCCTCACAAAGAAAAAAGCTATTGGGAATTATGTCCCAAGTATAACATAGGTAGCAGCAAGCAGTAGGAAAGAATGGTAAGAAGGATTTTTAAGCGATTTCATAAAATAATGAAATCCGGCAGATTGAATAAAGTAGTTAAACAATTCTGTGTATAACTAATTTGTAATTCACTTAACTGTGCGTTATAAATAACTACAGGATGCCGAATTGGTCGGGTCCGAAAACTTTGCTCATAAGAGGAATTAAAAATGGTAAGAAATACTATGAACGTGCCGCGTTCTTTATTCATCGGGTTTGAACCCATACTAAACGAACTTGAAAGAATCCACTCAGCTGGAAGATCCCAAGATAACTATCCACCCCACAATGTAGTGAAGGTCGATGATGAAAATTTCATTATTGAACTTGCAGTTGCGGGTTTTTCACCAGAAGACATCAAC